AGAAGGTTTATCATATGCAACAGCAACTCGCACAACAGAACAAACTTGAGCAGCAACGGACACTTTATGCCGAAGCACAAAAGCTTGAGGCGTTGATCCCAGAGTGGAAGGATCAGCAAACTGCAGAAAAGGAAAAAGTAGCACTATTAGCCTACGGAAGAGCAAATTCCTACTCAGATGAAGAGCTGAATAATGTCTCTGATTCTCGAGCAATTAATATGTTGAGAAAAGCTTTTCTTTGGGACGAGTTGCAAAGTAAAAAAGGCAACTTGAAACAGAAGGCTTTAGCGACTCCTGCTTCTTCAACTGCAGTAAGAAATGCGAATGCACCTCGAAAAAGGATGTCAGAATTCAAAAAAGCGGAATTACAATTAAGGAAAACAGGTAAATTAGCGGATGCAGCGAGTGCATTTGAAATCATGCTACAAAAATAATAGGAGGAAACTATGGCAGTTCTTACTGACGTTATGGAAACTTATGATGCTTCATCTATAAAGGAGGATATAAGTTCTGTAATTTTTAATTTAGACCCTGATAATACACCAGCACTTTCTAATGCTGGACGCAGGGACGTTCAAAATACTTTATATCAGTGGCAGGTAGAATCTTTGCCTACTTCTGCAGCAACGAACAAACATATTGAGGGTGCAAAAATCCTCGAGGTGGATGCAGAACTTGATGCAGGAACAGCAACTACACTGCTTAATAACTACACGCAAATTTCTTGGAGAAATGCAACTGTTTCTGGAACACTCCAAAGTGTTTCTCAACACGCAAAAGCACAGGAAATGGCACACCAAATGGCTCTTCGATCTAAGCAGCTTAAGATCGATATAGAAAAGACAATTTTGAGTCACAACCCGGCAATTGCTGGAGCTTCTGGAACTGCAAGGCAGACCGAATCTCTTCCGCATATGCTTGGCAGACTTGGAACTGCAGGATCTGCGTGGGCAGCAACTGATACTTCAATCGCTATAGACGAGACTACTAGTACAAAGACAGTAGTGGCAACGAGTGCAACAGGAGCACACACCGATGCAACAACTGCAGCAGGTTCTTTAGTAGTAATGTCCGAAGCACGGTTTATGTCAGTGGCAAACGGTATTTGGGATAACGGAGGCGAGTTAGATACAGTCCTTTGTAACGGTGCTATAAAAAGAGAAATTTCGGACTTCGCAGGACGATCTGCTTCTCAAATTATAGTGTCTCCAGAGACAGTAGCCAACAACGTTACTCTTGTACAAACCGATTTTGGTGATTGCAAGGTTATGATGGACAGGCATATGACAGTAACCAACGGTGTTGATGTTGGTTTCGTTGATTGGGATTATTTGAACGTTGCGTTCCTAAGACCTTTCACAAGTCAATCCCTAGCTAAACAGGGAGATGCTGACGTTACGAATCTCTTATGCGAGTGGGGTGTCCAGATGTCCAACGTTCAAGCCTTCGGCTGGATGTTCGATATTAACAAAACCTACGCATAGTAGTTAACCAATGTTAAAAGCTACTTCAGCTAGTAGCGTAATATACGATCACAGGGGAGATGTGATGAGTGAATATCATGTTTCCCCTAGTGATAATGTTATTACGTTTAACCGCAAGCAAGACGTGTCAAAACTCTTAAAATATTGTCACGCAAAGCGCAATCACGTTCCGATAGATCGGAAAAGTTGCATGAGATCTATAGCAGAGATCCCGAACATAATATACTACCGTGCAGTCAGAGAAGGTTGGGCAAACGACTCAGATGCGTGGAAAAAGTGGTATCGAGATCCTGATAACAAATATTTTCTAACCTCATAACATGAAAGGAAAATCATGAAACAAGCCTTAAAAGATTACATTGAAATTCAGATAGACAAAGTTCTCGATCTTGGAGACGAAGGGAAACCTGATGTTCAAGCTTTCAACAAGATTAGGAAAAATTTTGGTGGAGGAGCAGGAGATTTTATCCTAATGGGAATGATTTGCAACCGAGCAATTGAACGAAGTAAAAAAGGTAACGGGAAGAAATAGTGGCTATAACGTCTTACACTACACTGATTAGTGCAGCGAAGACTTACTTGAATAGATCTGATATTTCTGATGCGCAAATTAAAGAATTTATATCTCTGGCTGAAGCGAGTTTTAACCGGGTCTTAAGAACTCGCAATCAACTTACCCGGAGCACTTCAGACATTTCAACACAGTTTGTCTCGCAGCCCTCTGATCTACTGGAACTTTCCAATATCCAGCTTAACTCTGATCCTATAGTTAGGCTTGAGCAGGTATCTATGTCTGCAATAGACACGCTTAAGTCACAGTCTTCTACTACAGGCAAGCCAAGATATTTTACTATAACAGGACCAGATTTTGAATTCTATCCTGCACCCGACTCAACCTATGGGATAGAGGTAATATATTATAAGACTATTGCTCCCCTTTCCGACTCAAACACCGACAACTTCCTGATAACGAATCACAACGATATTTATTTATTTGGTACTTTAGTTCAAGCAGAACCCTTCCTTATGAATGATGAAAGAATAGGTGTTTGGGGATCATTCTTAGGCAAAGCAATTGAGGAACTCAGGGTCTCAGACGAGAGGTCACAAACAGAAAGTGGGACTATAGTTATGAGAGCAAAAAGGAACCTTGACTATGGTGGTTGGAAGTGACTCTGATCCTTACTATACAGACTTACTCTGAACAACCAAAGACAACATTAACGTTTGATAACCAGTCTGCAACAAGTGCAACTTATACTCAGCAAACAGCACCTTCAATTACTTACAGTTCTGTCAGTAGTGCTGATAGTTCATTTACAGGTCAAACAGGGTCTACAGCAACTTATGACGCTCAAGAGAGGGTAGACGGATCGTTATATGGTGAGGATGATTATAATTTTTGGTACTATGCAGCAAGAAAGTTCTATTTAGGGAGGATTGAATAATGGCAAACACATTCACAACAAACTACTCGTTAACTAAGCCTGAAGTTGGGGGCGCAAACGATACTTGGGGGACACTTGTAAATGCGGATCTCGATGATCTTGACTCGCAGACGTTTAACAAGGTAGACAAGGTAGATCAGAAGGGTGTTACTCACTCTTTAAGTTTCTCAGGGAATAATATAACAACAGGCACAAGCAGCGGTTTTAATTCCTATGTTGCAGGAGACAGGATCTATATTGCAAATGCTTCAAGTAATGCTGCTAATCTTGGAGAGTTTTTAATAGAAAACGTTGTCAGTGATACGGTACTTGATCTTAAAAAAGCAGACGGAACCACAGATGCAGGATTCACAACACAGACTATAAGTTCTGTTGTTTATTTAGTATCTATACCAAGGTTTACAAGACAGGGTTTGACTCAGTTAGCAGGAGAAATAAAACTTTATGCAAGTGTATCAACTTCTGTAATTCAAGCTTTGGGATCTATTGCTTATTCAGGATCAACAAGATATTTTTGGTTACCCTGTGACGGATCTGCTTACTTAAGAACTTTGTATGATGACTTGTTTGATGTTATAGGCACAAGCTTCGGAGACGGTGACGGTTCCACTACTTTCAATCTTCCAGATTTTAGAGGAAGAGCACCTATAGGAACAGGCACAGGTGCAGGTAATACTGCTTCTGATGCAGACGGAGGATCAGAACCTTCAGGAGGATCTGCACTTACTGCAAGAGAGTTAGGAGAGTGGGGAGGACAGGAAACTTTTGCAATAGCTTCAGGGAACCTGCCTACTCATACTCACACAGTTGATATTGATCACGGTCATGCAGATACTATTGCTATTTCTCCTGCCACGCATAATCACGCAAACTCGAATCATGATCGGTTGTTAGAAAATACAGACACTGCTGGTGCAGCAGCTGTTGATAATACAGTAGGGGAACCAAATCTTTTATCTTCAAAAGTAATTTCAGATGCAACTCTTGCGATTACAGGAGGTGTTACAGCATTAGATGCTGCTGACGTAACTTCATCTAACGGTGCTTTTGCAAATACAGCATTAACTTTTCAGCAAAGAGCAATGCCCTTCCTTTGTGTTAATTACATAATTGCAACCTAAAAAATGGCAGACGGAACAACAACTAATTTAAGTTTAACTAAGCCCGAGTCTGGAAGTTCAAAAGGAACCTGGGGCACAAAGTTAAATGCGAATTTTGACACGCTTGATAATGCTGTTCTGCTCACCAACACACAAACTTTAACAAACAAAACATTAACAGACTGTTTAGCAAACACACAGAGTGCGTCTGATAACTCAACCAAGGTAGCAACCACTGCATATGTTGATAGTCAAGTAGCCACAGAAGATACTTTAGCTGAGTTGAATGACATTACGATTACCTCTGTTGCAGATAATGAAGTGCTTGCATATGACAGTTCCTCAACTAACTTTATCAACCAGACAGCAACCGAAGCAGGACTTGCAACTGAGGTTGGACTTGCTGCTAGGGTATCTGCTGCAACTACTGCAGCACAAGGAGTTGGAACTGGGAATTCGCCCACTTTTGTTACAGTAACTGCAAATCTAACTGGAACTGCAAGTGCTGTTACAACGAATGCAAACCTGACAGGTGGAGTGACAAGTTCAGGTAATGCTGCAACTGTTGTAACTAATGCAAACTTAACAGGTGATGTAACTTCTTCTGGAAATGCAACTTCAATAGCCAGTGACGTAATTATAAATGCTGACGTTAAATCTGATGCTGCAATAGCAATTTCAAAAACTGCTCTTGTAGGTGGAACAGGACTTACCCTGTCAACTAACACACTGAATGTAGATGCTGCACAAACTCAAATTACTTCAGTAGGAACTATAGAGACAGGTACTTGGGAAGGAACTACAGTAGCAGTAGCACAAGGTGGAACTGGAGTAACTTCTAAAACTGGAACAGGGAGTGTTGTACTAAATACATCACCCACACTTGTAACTCCTGCACTTGGTACTCCTGCTTCTGGAGTTATGACTAATGTAACTGGAACTGCTTCTGGTTTAACAGCAGGAAGTGTTACAACAAATGCAAACCTGACCGGGGATGTAACTTCCTCTGGTAATGCCACTGTGATAGCAAGTGACGTAATTATTAATGCAGATATTAAATCAGACGCTGCAATCGCAATGTCAAAAACTGCTCTCGTTGGAGGAACAGGTCTTACCTTATCAACAAACACACTGAATGTTGATGCAGCACAAACACAAATAATTTCGGTAGGAACTATCGGAACTGGAACCTGGCAAGGAACAGCAATAGCAGACGCTTATATTGCTTCTGCATCTACTTGGAATAACAGTGCAACTATAGACGATATAATTGCTTTAAGTGTGGCACTTGGTTGAAAGGAATAAATGGCGAATACCTTTAGAATGACAAATGAGACCAACGTCTCAACCACACTCGAAGAATTATATGAGGCGCAGTCTTCAACAACTGCTGTTGTTCTAGGCATTATGATGTCTAACACAAGTGCAGTAACTATCCGGGGTTCAGTTCAGTTGGTGAGCACAACAGCAACATCAGCAAACGCAGGTGCGTCAAATGCAAACGAGTCAACATACCTTATTAAAGATGCACCGATTAACAATTCAAGTTCTTTAGAGATAATGGCAGGAAACAAAATTGTTTTACAAACCGGGGATAAAATCTATGCAAAATCAGATACTGCAAGTGCGCTTGATATAATAATCTCGTATATGGAGATAACGTAATATGCCTTATATCGGTAAACAAGCAGAGGAAGGTGGTGCTCTAATTAGCACATATGAATTCCTCCAGGGAACAGACACCTCAACTGGGGCTTCATCATTTGCTGTCTCTTCAACTGGTGGTGACTATGTGAGAGTATTCCTGAACGGAGTGTTACTGCAGGAGGGAGCCTCAAACGATTATACAAAAACAACTGCAGCAGTAGTAATCACAGGAACTGCCCCTGCAGACGGAGACATACTGAAAGTTGATGTTTTTGAATCGATCACAATCTGGGATACAGTTAGTGCAAGTTTAGGAGGCACATTCACAGGTAATGTTACTCACTCTGGTACAGTTACAAACAGTTCAACAACTACACATACTGGAGCAGTTACTAATAGTTCTACTACAACTGCAACAGGTCTTATAACAGCCAATGGTGGTCTTGAGACTGACACTAATTCAAAGATAAAACAAAAAGGAGCATTCATGGAAAATTCAGTTCACCAAAGTTGGGTATTAGGAGGATAATATGGCAATAGCACGAGGAGCAGGAACAGAGATAATTCGGTCACATCATTTTGAAGACCTAACAGGAGATAATGGTGATCACGATCTTATTCTGGGAGTACAACATCATATTTATACAGTTCTTTCAGTAATTATAACTTGTACGCTTAGAGCTACTGATGCTCATCATGCTCGTCTACGGATAATGGGCTATGACAGTTATGGAGGAACAACTGCACAAGAAATGATAATATGCAGGAGTGTAATAGCATTAAATGATACATTTGTTTGGAATGACAAATTTAGTTTTAATGGT